GCTCTGTCCATCGTCTGAATATTGGCATTGTTCATCACCTCCTATGCGATTTCAACGACACGGAGATTGCCAATTTCCCCGGACACGGTGTTGCAGAAATAAACACCTAGGTCCGTTGATACGGGAATGTCCATTATCGCCCCTTTCGGAATAGGCATTCCGGTAGCTCCAGTAACGTCCGATCCGCCCCATACTATTTCACCTGAAGCAGAATCCGAGTTATTGTAAGCAGCGAAACCTTTCCTGAAATATGTTAACTGGGAAGTGAAGATGGCAGGATCGCCGAATACTTCAACGGCAGAAATCTTAAACTCCTTGTCTGCCTGTGACTGCAATCGTAGAAGATATTCTATTTCGCGTGACATAATACCCCTCCTATAAGGAAAAATCACAACTGGACAATGTCCAGAGCCAGGCACAAAGGTCCCGAAAAGGTATTGATGTCCCTAATTGGGTTGAATAAATCAGGTAGGAACGATTCGCAGATTGCGATTAGAAGTTAAAGCAACGCATAGCACATTTTAATCAAAATGTCAAGTTCCATCAATTTCGGCCATCTTATCCTTATATTTCTTTACGTCCTCCTTGCGCTTTTTGACCTTATCTCCATCCAGAATTTTATCAATGGCGTCAAGGATATCCTTATGTTTCGTCTTGGCATGGTCCACCAAGAGATAGACTAACTGATACAGATCCTCAACCTGATCCTCGGTTGGTCCGAGAAGACGATTCAGCTTTGATCTTTCCTGTTGCTTCAGGATGGCTTTCTTTTCATCTGCGATCTCATTGGCTTGTTTTACCCGGATAACGCCATTCTCCATGACAAGGTTCTTACGATCCGTGGCATAGGTCATCGTAACTTTCTGGCTGCCGTCTACCTCAACGGCGTGGAACTCAAACGCCCCGGACACCTGCCTTATCCACACTTCTGGAAGGTCAGCAATATCAGCGATTTTATCCCCTGTCCACCGGAGCCGATCTAGCCCCACCGATCTTTTATCGGCAGGAATATTGTCTATCTCAGTTCCCCCAGATAATGCTATTTTGATGATTCTATCCTCTTTCAGGATTGCTCTCATCGATCTCAATAACCTCCGACCTTATCAACTTCACCCTGTCTGCGGCATTAGCGAGAGCCATCGCGGCCTTCTCCATACCGATAAGAGTCTTCCCTACGGCAATTACCCTGTTCTTGGTCATATCAACGTCCTCCTGCATGCCACGGAGAGACGCCTCGACCTTGGGAATATACCCCCCAATGAAGTCGAGTATGTTCCACTCTTCTTCTTTAACGACCTTCCCGGGATCACCTTGCTTGCGGGGTCCTCGCTCGATAGTGACCTTTCGAACCAAGGCGTCTCGGAGTTCCTCTTGAAATATCTTCCTAATTTCGTCCTTGTCTTTTTTGGTCAGCATAACTACTCCTAGAGATCCAGATATTGCAAGGTTCCAACGGCAGCTGTCGGTCTCCAGCTAGAGCCATTCCCGCCACTCCCTGACGTTCCTGCTACGGTCCCAGCATCAAGATCAGTCCATCCATCGGCTGGCGCGCTATCGCTGCCTTCATAGGTTCCCCTTGCAAGACCACTACAGTTCATGTTCAAAGTGAGCCACCCAAAATTCTGCTCGTTCCCGCTAACATCAAAAGTTTTATCGTTTGACGGTGAATCTGCATGTGATTCGTACCACTTATGTCCATGGCTCGCAGCATAGCTTCCGGCGCCATGGGTATGATCTGACAGCCATGCACCGGCACCAGCTCCACCAGCCGTATAGGTAGACCCGCCTTTCATGGCAAGCACTCTGTCCGACACGGTCGCATCAACCGCCCACCCGGTCATAGCAGAATTCCGGTAAACCCAGATCTTCTGATCTACATCCCCGTGCATCAGGCCGAACCATGCCGAATCGTCGTCCGCTCTGATTTTCAGGACGTGCTGTGCGGTATCGAACCACGGGTGGCATGCCGCCATTGATCCTGGGGGCGTAGTGCCTGAGAACAGGCTTTTGAGCGCAGCGAAGTTATTCTCGATATTCTGCAAGTCGGTAGCAGCATTGTGGCCTGAAGCATAAACGTCATCTTCCCAAGTTTGTGCCATTTTTCAGTCTCCTTTATGGATACGGATCACAAAAGTTTAAAGTATAATTTTGTACCATAACTCTCACGCTGTCGCTCGGGTCTGTTAGTTCTATCCTTAATTTAAAATAAAGGCCCTTCACATAGGTAGAGACAATCTCCATATTCTTTACTTCAGAGTAAGGGCCACCATAGCTATCGCTATACAATAGCACCATGCTTATCGGACAAGAACCCATACCACCTATAATGTCAGCCCATGTTCTTGTGCTATTTATCTGAGCCCAAGTGGTGGCATCCGCGAAGATATCGGCCCATGTTGACCCATAGCCGGTTATCACAATGTCAGCATCTACCCATACAAGCCATGATTGACTAACTAGACCAAAAAAATCCGCAATTTTCACGATTGATAGATAGGAATATGTTGGTGTAACAGTTATAGACTGAGAGGCTCTTAGTAAATAATTTTCACCAAGATATGATATTACTTCTGTTCCTGAATGAACTCCATCGAAGTTTGGGTCTGGTCTTGTCCCATGTAAATACCAAGAGGGTGGTGGATTCTCAAGCGAAACGCTCGCTGAGACAGGGGTGTCCCCATAAATAGTATTACACCCCTTGGTGTTACACCAAAAGGTGTGCGTTTCGCTAGCTCTAGGAGGCTTCACTCCGGTCAATGATAGATTAGGAGCCTTTTGGGAAGATAAAAACACCGCACTATTCCAAGTATCCCCCATCCGGAACTCATAAGTATCGACATCCGGATCATCCACCGGATCTGCATAAAGGTTTATAGCATTGCCATTGACGGAAGTATATAGAGCGGATAGGGATTCCGGGGCAGTGGCAGAGGCCCCAGTTACCGTATGGTACCTTCGATAGGCAGTGGCGTCTCCCTGCCTTCTTTCCCAGATTGAGACGACATGAAAACGTAGATAGTAGACAGCACGTTTTCCGCTTACCTTTTCATGGGCCGGATCGATCGTGAATGCTCCAGCAGTGTCGAGAAGGTGTGCAAATGCAGGCCCAACCTCTCCTTCAGCCCCGATGCCACCCCACACCTCAACATGATCGAACCATGGGTAGTAATCGTTCACATCATTGAAGTCCACCTGGAGCCTAGTGTAGCGTTTTCCTCGGTAGCTGTAGAGTTCTTCAGTGACGGTTACGTTCCTCAAAGACGGCGGTTCATCTTTAGGATCAGGCAAATCCGTTTTATAGACGTCCTCCGGGACAATATCGTAATCATCGTTGTAAAGAGCGACGGCCTCATATCCTAACGTAAGCTCTACAAGGCCATTCGGCTGGGTATTGGACTCCTCTACCCGCATTATTTGATCCGTAATATGGAGAGCCGAGCTGGTTAGCGTTACAACATCATGCGACTCTAGCTGAACGGCATCGTCCCTAAATACCCCCCTGATCTTCCTGGGGATCTGCTCTTTTTCCAGATAGTAGGTGGCAAGGTTGCAGGCCATCTCCCTGTCTGTGCATCCCGGAAAACTGATATCCCCGATATTCCCGCTACTTTCGCCAATCTGGATCGAGTCCTCGGTGTACTGCTTTTCGGCATCGATGAAAGATACCCTGAATCCGTCATGCGTATCGAACCTAGATGGCGCAATAACCTCTATCATGGCCTTCCCTGAATCATCTCTGACAATATGCTTGTCTTCCAGGGTCATTGAGGAAGACTCATAATTGAGGTCAGCATACCGAAGATAAAACTTCCCATCCCACCAAACGAGAGTTCCCCTGAAATGTCTCTTCATATCGTTCACGACATCGATGGCTGCCGTATCCTGCCTGAGATACCTGTTGTACGTCCACCCTTTGGTGTCGCAATAATTGGCTGCGCTTGTCCATGAGGTGGTATCGATGGCCGATGAGCTTATGCTCAAGCCGAATCGGGTATTCGTTAAATAGTCGTACAGACAAAGGACTGGATTGTTTGAATAGGCCGTACTCAGATCCCTGAAATCATAGAGTTTTCGCCCTTTCATCTCTACTGTCCGTTCAGGGACTCCCATAAAGTAGTCCTTATTATAGCTCAATCTCCATATAATATAGGCGGTGTACCGTAGATTGTCGGTCCACTCACTAATGAATGAGTTCAGAGATGGATCGTAAGTTTGGGTGGATGTTCCGCCATAAAAGGCATAGGTGACATACCCCCCGTACTCGTTGTATAGTTGGTCCCCGAGGAAGACTTGCTCAGTACCAGAGGCGTCGATATCTCCAGCACCATTTCTTTTTACAATGCTATCATATTCCCCTTCCCCGATTGACTGCACTATCCACAGGACCAAGCCGTCGTTGGATGTCCCCATGAAGACGTCATTTCCACCTATCGTTAATTGGCCATATAGGATAGCCAAAGGCTCCTTCGTGGATCTAGTGTTTGCCTTGATCCCAGGGTCCGCCGCTTCCTCCGGACTCATCGCCGACTGGACTGAAGATCCTACCGTTATGGCCGTTAATGTTAGGCTGGTAATTAGAAGAATTAGACCTATCGTTTCTGTGCCTGGCATAGCCTGAAAGCCCTCCGTATTTCATAATCTCCTATCTTTGCTACAGCTACCCCGGATCTTGCAAAGACGGCTATGAACGTGGCATTACCCGAATACATCCCGAAAAAAGTGTCCCCTGACTTCGGTTCGCATATGAACAGAATGTCTCCGACAAAGGCCCGAGATGGCGGTATTTCCTCACCATGCTGAAGGATATATCGGATAGTAAGTTCTTTTGCCAGTTCATGGTCCTGCTCCCACAGCGTAAGGTAGTTATCCATGTGGATAGGGTCCCCCTCTGCTGGGAGTTCAAAGCCAAGGTCCTTGGCTATCCCATATAGGAAAGTGCCGCAATCAAAACCGTTCTTCTTGGAGTCGGCTCCTTTCTTGTATTGGGCACCAACGTATTTTGCCGATATTTCTGCAAGATTCTTCAATATTGCGTACCTCCCCACCAAATTTGTTTTCCGACCAAGTCAGGCAGGAACCTGAATCCACCAAAGTTAGCTGTGTTTGCGAGCTCACCACACTTACCATATGTTCTATCGCACCAGGCCGCGTCCCCGGAATACCCGCATTCGGTCCCTTTAAACGCTTTCCATCTACATGATGCACTATGCCTAGCAGTTGTTTTCTGTGCCCATTGGCTGAAAAGGTTTGTGGCTATGACCGATAGTTTAACCTCATCCCTATTCCACCCGTCAATCTCACCTTCGAAATACAACATGGCTCCACCAATAATGTGGTTGTCAGGATTCAGTACAACATTCTGGAGTTTGATTGCCTCTCCTTCAGGCGTGCCACCAATGAATACCGGTGCCAAGGCATAATCCATATCGTCGATATCTATTTTCATTTGGTCAACGATATCAGCGATTGAATATCTTATTGATTCGACAACAAACTTCCTTGGTTGGTAGACCTCCGCATCGCCACTCTGGAGTACCCATTCTCCGTCGATATAGTCAACATATGACCCCAAATTCAAGGGGACGTCGCAATCAGTATAGCGATAATAGGTACTGTCTATTTCCATCTCTAGCAGAAAAAATGGCTTTAATTCGATAGCCTCAAGCTGAGACAGGATGTCAGCGTTGATCGTTCGCAACGGTCGGCCTCCTTCTTCCCCACCAGATTTCGGCACTTATGAGATCCGGAAGAAAACGGAACCCGCCAAAGTTGGCAGAGTTTCCTACTTCTTGGCACCTGCCGTAAGTCCTGTCGCACCAACTAACGTCTCCAGCGTACCCGCATTCAGTTCCTTTGAATTCCTTCCACCGACAGGACGAACTGTGCCGAGCCAGAGTCCTTTGCCCCCAGGCATGGAATTGACTCGTGGCAGTCATTTTAATGGTTTCCTCATCAAGGGTGTATGAGTCGATTTCTCCCTGGAAGACAAGGATCGATCCGGCAATCACAAAACCCGTGTCCGAAAGAAGGACTTGCCTGTATTCCATCGCATCTCCCCGGGGGGTACTCCCAACAAAGGCCGGTGTCATCTCATAATCCAGGTTGTCAATTTCTACCTGCATTTGATCCACGATGTCTACCATCGAATATTTTACGGCCTCTACTTCGAACCACCTCGGATAGTAAATCTCGGGGGTTCCAACTACCCTTGACCACTCAACATGACCTCCCCACTCTATCCCAGGTTCCCACACGATCTCCAAGTATGTCCCTAGATTGACAGGCACGTCACAGTCCGTATATCGGTAATAAGTGCTGTCTATATAGAGTTCTAGCGTTTTGAATGGCCGCATCTCTACTT